TATTTTACTATGTTTTTAACCTCTACAATAGTATCGTACTTCGTTATTACTATCGGCTGGGTTTTTTTCTTTGGCTCTAAAACAAGAACTAAAACCGCTATTATTAATATGGCAGTTATTATGTCCCTCATCGGTCTTGTTTGTTTTGCATTGCAATAGCTAACTTATTTATTTGTTCGCTAATATGGTCAAGTTTTTTGCTCAAAGTATCATCTTGCTTTTCAACCATACTAACACGGATTTCTAGTTCTTTTAGTTTAAGACTTATCTTAACATAAATTCCAATTAGTCCTATTACAATAACTATTGCCTGACCAACAATAAATAAAGTTGCATTCATTACAATTCTTCTTCTTCTTCTTTGATAAATTCAATTCCACTGGTCCAATCTTCTAGGAAGTTAAAGTCCTCTAAACCTTGTGGATTAACCACAGGAATCGGTGTAAAATCAAACTCCTTCTCTCCTAGTTCTTTAACTTGAGCAGTTAGCTTTTTGATGTTCTCTTTAGTAAACTTGTAACCACCTTTTTCATCCAATAATAAAATGTCTTTATCATCGGTTGATGCGTTATCAAGGCGGAGTTCTTCAACTTGGGCTTGATAGCTTTCGTGGTAGGATTTGACTTTTTCATAAATCTTAAATAATTTCTTTTGAACTTTTGTTTCCTGTGAACCAATAACCGCATTAATTGATGCGACTAGGGTGTTGAGTTGTTGATATTTCATTGTTGGTATTTTAGCAAATATAAGATTAAATACTATTTGTTGGTTCAACTACTTCAGGCACAGGTGGAACATAATCCCCTATGATTGTAAGGTTTAATTGAGCAGCAATCCAATCCCAAGCGTAGTTATCCGATTGCCATTTTGTGTAAGCCTCACCTGTCATTGTTAAATTACCATCTACTAATCTTTGTTGAGCAGCATCTAAAAGGTTATAACAAAATACTGCACTTGTATTAAGGGTTACATTTACCGCCCACGCATTAAGGTATATTGCTTCTACGAATACACCATTTTGCCACATTTGAATTGGTTGAATTTCTTTCATATTATTTTATTTTTAATTTTAATTCTTCTATTTGTAATTGTTGCTCTTGTATTGCTTTTACTAATAATCCTGTTAATTGTGAATAATCTACTGTTTGATATATTGGAATGCCATTTTCATCAATAGCATCTTTTTCGCCACCAACTGCTTGTGGGAAATATTCTTGTAATTCGTGTGCAATAAAACCAATAGATTTATTTTCAGCTTTATCAATTCTAAACTTTTTAGGATTTAATTTTTTAACAATATCTAATCCGTTAAAATCTTCTAATTCAGTTTTTAATCTATAATCCGATGTAGTTGAATATACTGTCAAGGTAGTAGTTCTATCAAAATAAATTAACCCTCTTGCTGTACTATCAGTTACAAATTGTATAAATTTATTATTACCACTTGTAACTATGTGGTTTATTTCCATTGGCAATGAATTAGCATTACCACCTTGTAATATTTGAAGCCCATAAGTACCACTACTTCCATCTACTTGAAGATGATACCCACTATCAGTAGTAGTTCCTATTAATACATTGCCATTATCTGCTATGTGCATTCTAACATTTTCTGAAGTACCATTTATAAATTGTATGATACCACTATTAGCCCCTCCCCAAATAGATTTTATTTTTAATCCGCCTAAAGTTGAATTTGTTTCAATTTGTGAATAATAAGTAGAACCTCCAATATTTATAATACCATTATTCCCTGTTGTTTGTAATGTAGCTGCTCCTGTGGATGCTATGGTAAGTCTTGCACTTCCACCTGTATAAAACTGCATTGCTTGAGAATTAGAAGCAAATATTTGAAAATATGATGCACCAATATCTATATGTGCATATTGTGTAGCGTTATTTAAACTATTCCAACTTATTGAAGTATCACCACCTGAACGAGCTAGTATTTTTAATGAGTTTGCTGCTGTATCAGTTTGAATTGATAATGGATAGTCAGGACTAGCAGTTCCTATTCCTAATCTATTATTAGTATCGTCCCAAAAGAAATTTGAATTGTCTTGTGTAATCTTACCAACACTATTTGCAAACATTACGCTTCCAGTAGTTAATGAAGCAGTACTTTGAGCAGTTAAATATCCTTCAACATTAAAATCCCAAGTTTGTGTTGATGCAACACTAGGGTATCTAAAAGTATTTATTTGACCATCTGCTTTTCTAACTTTTAATTCATAACTATCAAAAAATAATTGGCTATAACTTGCCAAACTACTTGGTGCAGTTCCACCACTTGAAGTGTTTTTAAATCCTGTTGAACCATCAGTCCTAATATATGAACTTAAAAAAGCACTTGTTGCTCCAAAAGTTCCGTTAACATCTAATAAATACGAAGGGGAAGTTTGATTGATTCCAACTAAACCTGAACTTGTTGCATAAAAAACCTCAAAGCTAGTTCCTACACTATTAAAAGTTCTTATTCCAAAATCAGTTTGGTAATTCGCACCATATCCTTTTGCACTTAAATAAACAGGTGTACTTCCACCACTTGAAATGATTAATTGTCTTGGTGTAGCTACTCCTGTATCTCCCCTGAATATAGCATTACCTGCCACATTTAAAGCATCACCACTTGATAGGTTAATATTTAAAGCACCTGTTAAAGTTCCACCTGTTAATGGTAGGTAACCGCTTAATGCAGAACTTGTAATATATCCTGCACCATTAGTAATTTGGTTATTATTTGTTGGTATTGTAATTACCCCTGTTGTACTATTATATGCTCCTGAACCTGCGGTGAATGATAAAGCAGTTAAAGCAATAAAAGAACTTGGATTAGATGCTAAATAATATGTTGAGTTATCATAACTTATTGTTGTTCCACTTGCTTTAACAAATCCTGTTCCATTTAATTGTGTTTGTGGTGTTAAATTACCTGCATTCCAAATCTTATTACCATTAATTGTTACTGCATCGTTACTTGGTGTTCCATTAACTCCTGTTGCAAAATTTATTATATCGTTAGCCCCATCATTGCCTGTATATAATTCTAAAACCATATTTTCTCCTGATGAGTTATATAATCTCATTCCTGCAATATCATCACTACCACCAAATGGGTCATTAGGAAATCTTAATCCTTTAGTATAATCAGCAGAACTTGAAGACTCTTTTAATACTATTTGCCCTGTCATTATTCCACCCGCCAATGGAAGATAAGCACCTAAATCAGTTGTAAGTGCCAATGTTCCTGTCGCATTAGGAAAAGTAAAAGTATATCCTGTTGCAGATGGTAAAGTAAAAGAATTACTAATCCCACCACCGCTTGTGAACTTAACCCCATTGGTTAAGCCACCTAAATTCATATATCCTGCTAAAGAACTACTTGAACCATTTTGTAAGAATATGCCTCCGTTGTTTTTAGTAGCATCCGAGAAAGTCTTTGTACCTGCTATTGTTTGAGTACCTGTTGTAATCAATCCCCTTGCAGTTGCACTCGCATCAGGAATGTTAAAAGTATGCGTAGCAGTTGCACTTGAAATATTGAAATCCGTTCCACTCGTTCCTACTTGAAAATACTGAACTTGAGCAGTCAAACCATTCAATGCAGTAATACCTGTACTAAATGTTGTTATAACTTCGCACAAATGAGAATTTTGAGTATGTAATGTGATTGTTTTACTTGCGTGTAATACATAAACCCTTATAGCTAATCTATCAGTAATTGTTAATGATGTTTCAGGTACTGCAACCGCAGTTGTATATAAATCAATCGCAGTTCCATTAGTTATGTATTCAGGATTTGCTGAATTATCTGCTATTAAAGTAAAAGTACTACCATTATATTTATAAAGTTCTACATAAAAACTAGGTGAGCCTCCACCCGAAGATGCACTAAAATACATTTCAAAGTTCCAATTTCCTGCTGGGATAACTAATTGTGCAGGGTCGTTAGCATCGGTTATAAATTGACTTATATATCCATTAGCATTTATAGTAAAATCTACTCCTGTGCCTATTACGGCATTTTTACTCATTTCATAATAAGTGTTTCCTACAAATGTGCCTTGATTTGTTCCTCCGTTAAGATAATACGAAACCGAAGAACCGCCACCACCTCCTGTTGGAAAACTAGCTAAAGTACCATCTCCCCTGATATATTGTGAAGCAACACCTGCTCCTGTTACTGCAATCGTTCCATTAGCCGTTAAGGGGCTATTTGCGACACTAAAAGCACTCGGCATAGATAAACCTATGGAAGTGATTAATGTAGGGAAGGTTGTTAAGTTTCCTGCTCCGTTTACATATTGAAGATTTGTTCCGTTGAACCCTATGTTAATCGTTCCGCTTGTCGTAATTGGTGAGCCTGTGATATTTAAACTATCTCCGCTTTCAGTAACCGCAACACTCGTAACTGTTCCTGTTGCACCTGAAGCCCTTTGCCAAATAGAACCGCTATAAATAACTTGGTCTCCCACAAAGAAAGCAATAGGACCAGCACCGAAGTTTACTGTTCCTGCAACATTACATAAATAAACATCTCCTTGATTTCCTGTACCATTTACAAGGGTTGGTGTGTTAGTAGCAGCATTCCAAGTGCCTTTATATTCCATCACGGAGTTAGGTAACTGACTAACTAAAATCTTACCATTGACATCAAGTTGCGGAATACCATTAGCAGCATTTATAGGCAAAGAATTTACCACCCCACTTGTTCCTGTTAAAACTCCATCTAAATTCCTAACTTTCGCACCTGCTGAAACTACAATTTGATTTGCCATCTTATATTAATTTATAACTAAATTATTGAAATAATGCCCTAATAAACTCACCACTTTCTAATACCCTCCCAAATGTTAATATCCCTGTTGCACTTACCCACTTCACTTGCTCATCAACTGGAGTTCCTGTAACCAATATATCTTGAACATCAATACCACCACGAGAAACATAAAGACAAGCCTTACCTATCATATCCGAATAAGTAATTGTAGTTTCGCCACCTGCTGCAATAGTTCCCTTTGTGTAAACCGCACCTCCAGCAACAATAACTGTTCCACTTGGATTGATTGTCGTTCCTGTTGTTCCATAAGCACCTGTACCCTGTAACGATACACTATACGTTGCTATGTCTTTATAAGGTGCGTTAATTTGTAAACTTGTTAAATTACAATTACCACTAATCACTACTAACCCATCAACTCCATTATCAATAACAAATTTTACTAAAATTGTTGTGCGGTCTTGTTGTTGTTGAAGTAAGAATAAATAGCCATAACCATCCAAAGTTATAAGACCATCGCAAGTTACACTCCAAGTTGCAGTATCGTTCTTGTATTCTCTATACCACGCACTCGTTTGGCTTGTTACCTCTTTTTGGTCAACGCTTACACTAAATGTGCAATTTGTAGAACACGAAAACGGAATATCCCTGCCTTCAGGATAAGTCTCCGAAGCTGGTTCGTGATAATACAACATTATGTTGCTGCCTTGTACTTTTGCTGCCATATTACAAAGTTAATTAATTAAAAGGTACTCCGTTTACTGTGAATATTGTTTCTATTGTACTTGCAAGTTCCTCATTAGAAATATCTAATAAAGTAGCTTGAGTTTCACATCCTACTATGTCAATAGTCATATTGCCTGTCATATATCTATTATCTTGTATGTTTATTTGTGCTGGGTCAGTATCTAATATTTGTAATAACTTATTAGCAGCAAAATTGCCGTTAGTTGTTGTTATTCCAAATAAGTTACAATCAACATTTATCAAGTTCCTTCTATAATTGTTTATATATTCCTTCATTATAGTTTGGCTTAAACCATCCGTAGGGGTTGTATAAGGTCCGTAACGATACCATCCTGTTGCAGATACAAAGTTCCCTGATACTAATTGTTGGATTGTTCCGTAAGCCATATTTGCTTGTGTTCTATTAACACCATCGCCATCGTAAATTGGATAACCTAAAGGCAAATCCATTTCTAATTGATATTGGTTATTAGCATCAACTATTGAAGTAGATGTAATCAATGATAAAGGAGAATTAAATGTCAATCCAAATGCTCCAACTTTTGCATAGGTAGCACAATCAAATATATCCCTTGTAAGCATATAAGTAATTGCCAAAGTGCCATTTTCAGGTATTGGTGGAGTTGTTATTGTAACTGTGTTTATTTTATCTTCCTCTACTAAAGGAACTTGATAATAATTGTCAAAAGGTGCAACCGAAGCATCTTGCCAAATGCCATCAACATTGATATAGTAAATTGCAGCACCACCACCTATTCCTGTTAATTGTATTTGTATTTGTCCTCTTACTTTGTCAACAGGTTGAGCATAAAATGTTTGAGTATATGTTAATGTGTCATTTGCCGTTACATATCCAACAGGATTTGTATGAACTTCCGTTAATCCTGTAACACCTGTTGATGTTCCTAATATCATATAAAACCAATCACTTGCCTCATATGGTTTATTTACAACCGATACGCTTCCACCTGAACCTTGATTAAATGTTCCCCATAATGTAGGAAATCCACTCGTTAAATTCTTTAGGTTTGAATTTGAAATATAATTAGGTGCGTAACTGATATCGTATCTATAATTAAAGTTATTATAACCTTTCTTAAATAGCTTCATTTGGCTATTATTAGTAAAGTATAAACCGCTTGTATTTCCTGTATATGGTTGTATTTCGCTTAATGTATTAAATGTGCCTGAATCTACTAATAAGCCATCTGCATCGTATTCTGTAAAGTAAGTGTAAGCAAAGTATGGAGCAGCAGCAAACTCATTAACTGCTACAATCATCCATTTCCCATTGGCTTGATATAATTTGCAACCAAATGACTTTAATATTTTAGTCAAAACAATTAAGCAAGTTTCGTATGTTTCATCATCATTTTGAAAGTAAACAGGTCGTAAATAGCTTTGATTAAATGGTTCGTATTGGCTACCATCACCCCTATTTGACATACCAGCTGCATAATAAGAACAAGCAGTAACTAAATTCAATCCTGTTGGGAATCCTATATCACCCAAACAAGTATATAAAAAGTAAAGAACCGATTGTGGGCTTAATTTAGTGTTACCTGCCACATTAGTTTCAACATAAGTAAATGGAATATAATCTAACATTCCAAGCCCATCAATAGCATTAAAAGCTAATTCTTTTCTACCTGTGGTAAATGAGTATTGAACCAAATCACTTAAAACCCATCCTTGCCAATAAATAACACCATCTATAAATAACTTAACTAAATATTTCCTATCGTTCAAAGTTGTAAAGTCAGGCATATTAGCATCATCATCCGTTACATCAATACTAACATTTAATTGACTTGCATAAATAGGTTCGTAAATATCATCACTTCTAGGGATGTATTGCAACTGAATTGCAGTTGCAGGATATTGAATTACCGCAGCAACTACTTCATCAATATACATTTCTACAACCGCAACTTCATTGTTTTTGGTTGCAGCAGTTATTTGGTATTTTAAGTTATATGCCACCTCTCCTTAAATTTAATGATGAATTAGACCTTTGTAATGCTAAAACCAAATCATTGCCTCTTAATACAAATGAACCTCCGTTTGACATTCCACCGCCTGAATTAGCACCACTTGTAAATGCACTACTTAATATGCTATCTAATTTAGACAAAGGCATAACTGCTTCGCTTTCTCCACCCTCACCTACCATTGCAAATGTTGGTTTGCTTACTATTCCACCTTCTGCCATTGGAGTAAATCCTAATAACTTTCCTAATCCACCTAATATTCCACCTGTTAAATCACTTGTTGTTCCAACTGCACCACCCATTCCTAATGCACTCATAATAGCTTTAAATATTAAAGCCTGAATAACCATTTGTGCTAATTGTAATGTTAAATCTTTAAATACATTTAAAACTGATTCTCCGATATTTTCACCATTTGTAAGTGATTGAAATATATTGCCAACACCTTCTGCTAAAAATGTTGCAGTTGTTGCTGCTTCGTTTAATAAATAATTAAATTTAAGTTGTTCTCTTGCAGCTGCTGATATTGCTGCTGCATCAATAATGGCTTGTGATGGACCTCTTTGTCCTAACATTTGTGGTGCTGCTGGTGCAACAGGTGAAACAGGTTTATCAGTTGGTAAAATTGTTCCAACTTGTTCAGCAGTTAATTTAGTAAACGCTTTATAGTTTTTAGTTACTTCTATAATAGTTTTATCTAATTCTTTTGCACTTTTATCCATTACATAGAATGGATTATTTAAAGCATTTTGTATTGTTGTTGTTACTGAAGCATTTAAATCATCAATATCATTTTTTAATACTTGTGCTGCTGCTCCTGCTGCTATGTAAGCATCTTTATCTCTATTGGTTACGGCTGCAACTGTTACCGAAGCATCTACATAACCATTAATCATATTTTTAGACCTCTCTACACTTGCAACATATTCTTGACCAGCTTTTGTTGCTAATTTTGTAGCATCGGTTAATTTTATATTCTTATCCGCAATTTCATCTATATATCTTGAAGTAATTGCTTGTGCAACTAAAGCCTCTGTATATAATTTGACTGCGTTTTTAGCATCATCCGTTGTTTTAATACTAGTTGTATAAGCAGCATTTACTTTACCTAATTCATTCTTAACTGCATCTAATGCTTCCTTTCTCCTAGCATCCGTATTGTTTGCATTTTCAGCAACATTAATATAGGCAAGTAATTTAATTCCATTTTCACTTGCAGATGCTCGTGCTTTATCTAAACTTTCTTTTAATTTGTCTTGTGCTTTACTTGCTTCGGTTGTTCCATTAATGAAACTTGCTATTTTAGGACCAAATGCGACTATCAAAGATGAAACCACACCCAATGCTAAACCAATACCTGCTGGACCCATTAAACCCTTCGCCATCTCTTTTAAAGCACTACCTGCTGAACCGCTTGTTTCTTTTAATCTTTGGAACGATTCTAATAATGGGTTTAAGTTATTGGCAATACCTATAAATCCGTATGGAGCATCTTGAGCAACCCTTGAAACATTGACCAAAGCCTGTGTCGCTTGATTACTTGCTGGAGCAACTCTTTTAAAAGCAGCACCCAGTTGGGTTGTGGCAGTAACAGTTTCCTGTATATTTTGAACCGCTTGTTTATTGTCAGCGGTTATCGTAATTTTTAATGTTTCTTGTGCCATTTTATTATTTTACTCCGTACAACTTTAATGTCCTTGCTAGTTGCTCTTGCGTTAGTTTAGGCTTTTCTTCTTCCACTTCATCACTAGGCAAAGGGAAAAAGGACTTTATACTTTTCGGATTTTTATCCGTTGAATTTGACCTATAAATCATATAAGCTAAAGTTCTTGTCCTTTCCCAT